CCATTGCCACTCCTGCTGGAATGGAGGCAGACCAGACCGTGTTTGACGGTATCCGGTTTGATCCGCGAACTGGTCGCGCTGTTGCCTATTTTATTGGTTCCGAGAAGACTCAGGGTAATCTCACTGACGTTCGCTCAATTGGCTCTGACTCGGTGGTTCACATTTACGAGCCGAATCGTCCCGGTCAACTTAGGGGTCTTCCGTTTGTCTCTGCGGTTATTAACGACCTCCACGATCTGGACGATCTTCAGAAGCTGGAGATGGAAGCTTGTAAACTCGGTGCTTCCGTCGCTCAGATCGTTAAGACCGTCTCTGGTGAGGTCCAAGCCTCCAGTCTCCGGTCTGGTGGAATCTCGCAAACCACTCAAAACACTGCGGAGAACTATTACGAACAGGTCTTTGGATCGTCTGTTAAAGTACTCAAGAACGGTGATTCATTTGAACAGTTCGCAACGGAGCGTCCCGGTGTAAATATGCGGGAATACTGGCGTCAACTGACCGAAAAGGTATGCGCTGGTGTTGGTATTCCTTACGTTCTCGTTTATCCCGAGTCCATGCAGGGAACTGTCTATCGCGGTGCGCTAGATATGTCTGCTGTGTGGTTTAAGTCTCGGCATCAAGTGATGTCTTCAGCGGCTCGTCGTATTTATGAATACGTCATGGAGTACGCTATCAAGAGCGATCCTGCGCTCAACGATGCTCCCGCTGACTGGTACGAAGTGGCGATTACCGCTCCTCGCTCTCCGAATGTTGATGTTGGCCGTAACTCCGCTGCACAGCTTGCAGAGTTGGAGGCTGGCATTCTGACTTACGATGAGGTCTACGGATCGCGTGGACTAGATTGGCGTTCTGCTTTAGAAGCAAAAGCACAGCAAGCTTTGTTTGTGCGTCAACTCGCTGACAAATACGGAGTTGATGTATCTGAGATTTCGGTGATTCAGAAAGAACGTCCTGCGGCTAGTGCTGCACCGGCTATTGACATTGAAGATGATTCTTCTGAATCTCCGTCTCCAGTTGCTCCGTCAGAAGGTGGATCACAACCGCTTGTTGTAGAACAAACCGAAGTGACCGCTTCAGTCAAAAAGCAACGTAAGCCGCGAGCCAAGAAAACACAATGAGCTTCACCAAGAAATCAGATTGGCTTTATTACGCTCCTGCGGCTTCCGCTGGTGAGACTGCGACCATTCAGATCTTCGACCAGATTGGTGAGGATTGGTTTGGTGGTAACGGTCTATCCGGTAAGCAGTTCTCTGACGTTCTGGCTGAAGTTGGCAATGGTCCGCTCTTGGTCGAGATCAACAGTCCCGGTGGCAACGTCTGGGATGGTCTGAGTATCTACAACCAGTTGCGCGGTCGCAAAGCTCCGGTGACTACCCGAGTGGTTGGCATTGCGGCTTCTATTGCTTCCATCATTGCTCTTGCTGGTGATCGCGTTGAGATGGCTGATGCCGCTCTAATGATGATCCACGATCCGTCTGGAATGGCTTCTGGCACTTCCGAGGATATGCGGAAGATGGCTGACGCTCTGGATCAACACGCAGAAGTGCTGGTTGGCGTTTATGCTAAGAAGACCGGCAAGTCTCCTGAGTCCATCCGCGCTGCAATGAAGGCGGAGACTTGGTTCACCACTCCTGAAGCTCTTGCTTTTGGTCTAGTAGACAAACCCATCAAACAGCTTGCGATGGCTGCTAAGTGGCATCCCCGCGCTGTCACCAAGACCGCTCCCGAGACGGTCAAAAACAACCTTCGTCGAGGTCTGGAGCAATACGCTGAAGGTCTCGCTGGCGAAGGTCTTGAGAAGCAGACCGTTCTTGAGGCTGAGTCTCTCGTTGCTGGAGAGATCCCTACCGAAGATAAGGTTGAGAAAGCAAACGCTTGGTGGGGTCGCAATGAACGCTTTCTTGAGGCTGAACCCAACAGTCCCGCTGATGTTGCCGCTAACCTTTGGGGCGGTGCTGCTGGACGCGATTGGTTCCGCGCTCTCTACGCTCAGTTGGAGCGTGAGGAAGGGGAGGAAGATGATTCCCCAGACGACAAGATTTCTGCGGATGGCAATAACGCTATCAGCGAAAATGGCAAAGTTTCTTTGCCGCAACCAACACAACAACCCGACACAAATATGTCCGATAGCACTACTGTGACGGCTGCGGCTGCTCCTGCCGCTTCCGTTGATCTCACCGCGATTCTTGCTAAGCTCTCCGCTCTGGAGGCTTCCATGAAGTCCCCCGCCGCCGCTCCCGCTCCTGAGCCGGTGCGTCCCGTTATTCAGAACTTGGGCAACCCGTTGCTTGAGCAGTACAAGTCGATGAAGGCTGGTGCTGAGCGTCGTTCGTTCCTTATCCAGAACCACAGCGAACTGGTCCGCCAGTCTCGCTTGCTGGCTCCGCAGAACGGCAACACCTTCACTCCTGCGCTCGTTGTCGATTATCTCGCTGACGCTGTTATCACTGTTGCCACTGCCAAGTTGGCGATGATTAGCGGCTTCACTCGCAACGTGGGTCTGGATAACCTCCGCCCCCGCGCTACGGTGCAGGTCAAGAAGTTCACCACTGGTGATGCCGCTCAGGACAACCTGACCGACTTCGAGAACAACTCTAACAACGAGTCTACTCTTGAGAACACTCAGGTTACCGTTAACCAGATCACCAAGACCTTCACTGTCACTCAGCAGGAGTTGAATCAGGGTTACGCTCTGTCGGATCTCGCTCAGGGTTCCGCTGAGATCTTTGCGCTTGCGATTTCGCGCAAGGTCACCGCTGTGATGACTTCCGCCAACTTCGGTGTTCCTGCCGCTGGTGGTGGTATCATCGGCACTGCCGCTAACTTCGACACTAGCGACTTGCCGCAGATCTTGGCTCTCGCTAAGAACTTCCGTAACAAGCAACTCTTGCTTGACGGTGCTTATCTCGCTCGTCTGTTGGGTTCTGGTACGAACTTCCCTGACGCTCGCTTTGGACCGCTCAACAACGGTCTGTTTGGCTTCTCCTCCATTATGGAGCAGAACGACTTTACCGGTGCGCTCGCTACCACCGTGGGCTTCGTTGGTGGCACTGATTCCATCGCGGTTGTTTCCGGTCTGCCGGTTGGAATGATCGCTGGTGAGTTCGTTGAGCAGCGCACTGTCGAGTTGAGCAACGGTCTGTCTGTGTTGCTCTCTGTGTGGTACAGCCGCGCTTCCCGCGCTCACATGGCATCCTACGACATCATGTTCGGAGCCGCTGCCGCTGATACCACTCAGGGCAAGATCCTGATTCCCGCTTAATCCTTAAGGATATGCGCATCGCAACCACCGTAGCAGTGGACAAGAACGGCAAGAGTAAGATCGTTTCTGGTCCCGATATTGACGCGAGTCTCCAACGCGACAATTTCAACACTGTTTCAGTTCCCGAGGGAGGCAAGCTCATCCTGTGGATACAGGGAGCCTTAGCACCGAAAGTCCGAAAAGGTTAACCGTAAAATTGGGGAGGTTGCTGGAAAGTTCCGGTGACCTCCCCTCTAACCGATCAAACACAATGGCTGTTCAAACCGATATTGCAACGCAGGATTCGATGGGGTTTCAGGGATTCCTTCCCGTTACCACCACCGCGCTGCAATCCGCTGGTTATGTCGCAATCCAAGTTGTCGAAGCTACTGTCTTGACTAGCATTGCTGGTCTTGGGATTAGTGGAACTTGGACTGGAATTACTCTCCCGACTGGATTCATTTTGCGTGGACGCATCACTAGCTTTCAACTCGCTTCCGGCAAAGTTGTTGCATATCTCGCACGCGCTTAATGACATTGGACCTGTCATTAGATCTAGCCGCTGAAGGTGATTCAGCGATTGATCCATACCCTCCCGCAGCCCGCAATATGCTGCAAGAGGATGAGTTTCTCGTCTTACAGGAAGACGGGACATCTAAGATCGTTTTCTCGCTGATAACTGACTAACACTTTTAGACCATGCCCGACTCCAAGATTACAGCTCTCGCCAGCATCGGAACCGGAACCGATCCCGCCAATGACCCGCTGGTCATCGTTGATGTCAGCGATACGACGATGGCCGCGACCGGAACTACCAAGAAGGTTTCGCTGAACAACCTGCTGGCGTGTTCTCCCACCGCCACCCTCGCCTCCGCCACCATCAGCGGCAATCTGACGGTTGACACGAACACGCTGTTTGTCGATTCGGCGAACAATCGGGTGGGTATTGGGACGGCGAGTCCTGCCTACCCTCTAGATGTTGTCGGAAACATCAATACCAATTCTGAGGTGTACGCTCAGGGTGGCCGTCTTGCCCTGTATCGTACCGCTGGTGCGAGTTACGTCGATTGGTCATCTGGTCAGGATTTAATCTATCGCACTGTCACGAGTGTTGGTGGCTCCGGTCCGTCTGAATTGATGCGCCTCAACAGCACGGGGCTGGGCGTGGGTGCGAGTCCTGACACTGGTTTTCGTCTGACTGTCAAAGCGTCCCGTGCGCTTGCTCGTTTGGAATCTACTACCGGAACCGAGGATGCGTTCTATCAACTGAAAAATACCGGAGGCACGTTTGCAATCGGTATCGACAACAGCACCGGAGCGAATCAAACCGGCGTTGGATATGCCAGCTACTTGTGGGCCAGTGGGGCGTATCCGTTTATCGTTGCCACAAACAATGCGGAGGCTGCCCCCGGTCTGACTGGTTCAAACCGTCGCGCTTTGACCGTCAATGCTCCGACCGGACAGCTTTCAATTCTGGAGTTGGCTGTAAATTCGGTTACGACTGGATACCTGTTTTCTAACGCTAGTCAGACTTCGTTGGTGTCACAGGGAGCAACATTCATAACATTTGACACCAACGGCAATGAGCGGATGCGGATCGACTCCTCTGGTAACGTGGGCGTGGGGGGGGTTAGCACATTCGGAACCTCTGCCGCTAAAGTTATCGGTCTTGCAAACGCTATCGCTCCCACCACTTCACCTGCTGGAGTGGGACAGCTCTACGTCGAAGCCGGTGCGCTGAAGTACCGCGGAAGCTCTGGCACTGTCACCACCATCGCAGCCGCCTAACAAATACCACCATGATTACCCTCTCTTGGATCATCGAACGCCTGTTGGTCAAACCGACCGAAGGCACTCTCACCGATGTCGTAATCACCGCCGACTGGCGTTGCAACGGCTCGCAGGATAACTACAGCGGAACCTGCTACGGCAGCGCGTCGTTCGCTCCGCCGAGCGGTTCGTTCACGCCTTACGATCAACTGACGCAGGATCAGGTTCTCGGCTGGTGCTACGCCAACGGAGTCGATAAGACCGCGATTGAAGCGAACGTCTCGCTCCAAATCGAGAACCAGATCAACCCACCGGTCATCGCTCCTCCGCTGCCGTGGTTGCCGCCGGTTGAAATCGTTCCTCCGATGTTGCCGCAGGTGGAGCCGGTTTTGGTTGCGGAGGAGGCTGCTGTCGTTGAAGCTCCTGTCGCCTAATATGGAAATCATCGTCAAGCTGACTCAAGAACAAGCCAACGGTTTGCTGCAACTCATTGATATCGCGGTGAAAGCCGGTGGTATTCAGAACGCAAAAGTTGCTCTGCCGCTTGTTGACCTAATCGTCAACGCCGCCCAACCTAAATCCGAGTAATGCAAACCGATACCAACAGCAGCAATGGAGTTGGAGTATCTCTAGCAACTGCTGCCGCTGCTGGTGCGGTTTCATTCATTCCACAGCTAACACAGTGGTTCCAACTCGGAGCCGCTGTGTTGGCTTTCATTGCCGCTGCAATTGGACTCTGGAAAGCTCTAAAGAAATGTGCAATCATGGTTGCCGTTGGTGGAGCTTTGAAGGCTATCTTCGACGGAGATCCCGCGACAAATCTTGATCTGACTGCGACCATTGCCGCTGTGACCGTTGGATTTGGTTTGATCGCTGCCAAAGACGCAGACAAGAAGAAGTCCGAGTGAACATCATCGAGCAGATCGTCACCGCTCTCTTAAAGTGGTTGACCGGTCTAGCCAAAACCCAACCTACCGCCGAAGATGCAAAACAAGACCCAGAGCTTAAAGCTAAGTTGCTGGATCGCATTGACCGTGCTGGTGGGTAGCTGTGGCTGCGGGACTCGCGTTGTCTACGTCCCCCACGGTGAGCCGGTAAGGCTTGCTGAGACCGTCAAAGCGAGAGTTTGGGTCAAAGGTGCAAACGGTGTTTCTGTGCGCTCTACGGGTCGCATAACGCTGCCAGAAGGTTGGTACGCATTGCCGAAAGACTGATTATGTCGCAACAAGTCATCAACGTTGGATCAACCGCAAACGACAACAACGGAGACACGCTCCGTGGATCGTGGATCAAAGCGAACGCGAACTTCGATGAGATCTATGCCGCGCTGCCGCTAATCGCTCCATCAACGTGGGTTCCTACGCTGATTGACTCCGGTGGTGGTAGAACTTTTGCTTTCACGGTCAACACCGCTCGCCATACGTCCATCGGATTCGTCACGACTTTTACGGCAGACATCACCATTAACTCGGTCACCGGAAGCTCTACCGGAAACCTCCGATTGAGCCTTCCCGATCCTTGCACTTATAATGCTGCCGTCTCGCTGTGGCTGAATAACGGAACCAACCAAGCTAAGACTTCTTTGATTGGCCGAGTTATTGGTGGAACAAATTATTGCGAACTTTCATCGTTTGAAACTGGCTCCACAACCAGTCTCGGTGGTCACGTTCAAGCTACTTCACGATTGGTTGTCTCTGGTGTTTACTTCACAGCGTGAACCTAATCGCGACCAGTCTCCAGTTGGGGATGTCTGTGCTGCAAAGCGCGATGGGAAACCCATCGTTCTTGTGGCAGGGAGTTCTGGTGCGTTGTCTCCCCGCTGCGATCACTGACGCAAACTCGGTTATTGCTGGTGGTTTCCAAGATAACGTTCAAGCGCGGATCTTGGTTAAGTTCTCTGACTGGAGATTAGCTGACTCAACTCTTGTAACC